TGATGGGACAGGCTTATACTGAACAAGACGCGCCAACGAAGTGGTGCCCGGAAGCACGCGTTGCATCCGTTATCGAGATGCAGAACGGTGTCATGAACGGAGTCACGGTAAATCGCCATCACGGCAGACGAGATCCATTTGAGGGAGCGCACTGTATCGGTAGCCAGTGCGCGCATTGGTGTTGGCTCCAGGGTCAGCGCGGCTCAGATAAAAAAGGCTACTGTGGGGTGTCACAGACACCAAAAAGCTAGTACTCTCCGCCAATGGTCCTTTTAGCGCGTCAAGACACACAGCAAGACGGAATCATCCGTCGAGACCCCTCCATCCCTGTCGCCAGAGGTAGTGCTGGCAGCAGGGTTCGCAGGCCTAACAGACCCGCCGCGCCTCGCCCACCGGCAGCACCGCAAGAGCCAGGATCGGCATCGCAAGCTGCGGAGCCAGACTCTCCGAACTTCTTCCGCGCAGCTGAACGCACGCGACTCGGCCCTGGTCAGCAGCTGGGATTCGGTGTTCCAACGCAAGGCACTGAAATAACTGACGAGCAAGCCGGTGCGCTCACAGTGCCGGACTTTGAGTTCGGCCAGGAACGGGGTCAGTTCACAAATCCGAGAGGCACGTTCGTGGACGATCCCAGTCGTGCCGGTCGTGCCAGTACAGCACCTACGTTACGTCGCGGCGGCAGCAGGGCATCGGAAAACGTGGCGTCACGCCAGAACTTTGGCGCTGCGCCGAGATCGAGAAGTTTTAGCGGGTCGGGGGTTGGTCGAGACGATTCAATTGCAGGCATCAGGGCGCGGCGTGCCGCGAGACAAGGAATATAGCAATGGCTAAAGACACAGTCCTAGACAAATTCAAGCGCGGACTTTCGCGAACAGGTGCGGACATCAAGGCGGCGATCACACCATCGCAACAGCCGCCTGCCAACACCGCGGCTCGAAACAATAAACTTCGCAGCAAGGTTCGTGGCGCGTTGCCGAGACCTCCGTTGAACGTAAAGGATATGGCGGATATTGCTTCTGGTCAGAACGCATCGGTTATTCGCAAGCGTCGTGAAGCGATTAACCGGGGCATCAAGATCAGAACCAGGCACGGTGGTCAGCCTTAATGCCATGCGCGGGTTGCCAACGCAGAAGAGAAAAGCTGGCGCAACTAACAAAAGCCGCAGAAGCAAAAGCAATGGACGCGGCGCGTCAGTTCGGGCGGGAGCTGAACAAATTGGCACGTCGGTCTTCGAGCAAGCCCCCCGCAAGCTCGTCATTACCGTCCCGGTCCCATACAACTCGCCCAACGAGTGGGTCTATGCTCACTGGCGAAAGTACTGGAAGATCAAAACAGGTTGGATGAAGCGGCTGTACGACGCCAGCATTCATCACTGCGGAGTGGGTAAGTTCGGCCAGCCTGTCCAGAACGCATCCCTGTCATTCCACAGGAAGGGCATCCGCCAACTCGATCCCGATAACCTGAGAGGCGGACTCAAGCCGATCATTGACTGCTTGATAAAGCTAGGGTTTCTGGAAAACGACACGCCTGACGTGGTACAAGTACTGGACGTGTACCAGACCAAAGTCAGCACCAAGGCAGAGCAGGCGACGGAGATCACGATCATTGATCGAGAAACACATACACTACGGTAAGACCAAGATATGCCAGCGCAGGAGATCTGCTGCAGGCACTGACGAGTACGGTCTGACCGCAAAGCAACGCAGGTTCTGTGATCACCTGCTTGCAGATCCCGATCAGAACCGCAGACGCGCTTTCGAGAAAGCCGGGTACAAATTCAAGCACTGGCAGCAGGCAGACCGGAACATCTGGAAGATGTGGAAGCTGCCGCACATCCAGGCCTACCTGCTGATGCGCAGGCGAGCTTTGCGCAAATCAACGGAATTCGGACAGCTACGCGTGCTTGAAGAACTGGCGGCAATAGGCTTCATGGACCCAGCGGATCTATACGATGATTACGGCACGCTCAAACACATCCAGGACATTCCAGCCGCTGCCAGACGTGCGATAGCGCAGCTGGACGTGTACACAGAATACGAGGGGCGCGGTAAGAACCGGGTAGCTGTTGGTCATACAACGCGCATCAAGTTCGTCGAAAAGAAAGGCGCATTGGACTCCATTGCCAGAATCCTGGGATACTTCCAGCAGGACAAGATCGACACGGATGGTGTGGCGAAATTAATGGAAATGGTCGGTTCGGCACGCGGAGGCTCTACCATTGGCAGACTCAATAGCACAATTGACCACAGTAGCGGATCACTTCTCGGACCAGCTTTGGAGATTACACAATCTTTACATGATCCAGGACAAGGAGGGCAACGAGGTCCGCTTCCAGCCCAACTGGGCACAAACCAAGCTGCTAGAAAACTTCTGGTACATGAACGCGATCCTGAAGGCGAGACAGCTGGGGATGACGACGTTTATAGATATTCTGCTGCTGGATAACGCCTGCTTCTACCCCAACACGCGTTGCGGAATCATCGCCCACACAAGAGAAGACGCCAAGGTCATATTCCAGACTAAGGTCAAGTTCCCGTACGAACACCTGCCCGATCAGATCCGAGCCTTCCTGGCTCCCAGGCAAGACACGACAAACGAGTACCTGTTCAGCAACGACAGCAGTATCCGCGTCGGCACGTCCATGCGTTCCGGCACGCTGAACTACCTGCACATCTCCGAATACGGCAAGTTATGCGCGAAGTACCCGGAGAAGGCGTCAGAGGTCAGGACAGGCGCGCTCAACACCGTCCAGGCCGGTCAGTCGGTTACGATCGAGTCAACAGCTGAAGGTAGCTTCGGTCACTTCTACGATATCTGTGAAGATGCGCGGAACATGGCGAGGCTGGGCACGCCACTGACTACGCTCGACTGGAGGTTCCATTTCTTTCCGTGGTGGCGTGAGAGTCAGTACGTGCTTCCCGACGACATGCAGGACCGGGTAACGATCACTCGCGACGACATGGAGTACTTTGAGGAACTTGAAACTGAGATCCAGCAAAAGCTGACGCTTGGTCAGAAGCTGTGGTACATCAAGAAGAAAATGGAGCAGGGTGAGTTCATGCTTCGTGAGTATCCGTCCACACCAGATGAAGCGTTCCGCGCCAGCATCGAGGGCGCGTACTACAAGCAGCAGATGGCTTATCTCAGGCAGCAGAAGCAGATCGCCAGGGTGCCATACGATCCCAGGTTGCCGGTAAACACGTTCTGGGATTTGGGTATGTCTGATGACACGCATATTCTCTTTCATCAGAAGTACGGCATGGAGAATCGGTTCATTGACGAGTACTACCGGCAAGGTGAGAGCCTGGGTCATTACAGCAAGGTTTTGCAGGGCAAGCCCTACACTTACGGTCAGCATTTCTTCCCGCATGATGTCGAGGTGCGCGAGATGGCATCAGGCATCAGCAGACGCGAGTCGTTGCTGAAGCTAGGCGTCAGGCCTTTGCGCGTCGTGCCGAGAATCGAAGAGGAGATGGACGGCATCGATGCCGTGCGATCCGTTCTTCCGACGTGCTGGTTCGATCAACAGAATTGCGCCCAGACGATAAAATGCCTAGACCACTACCGCAAGGAGTGGGACGATAAACTCGGCAGCTTCAAGTCCAAGCCGTTGCACGACTGGGCAAGTCATGGCGCGAAAGCGTTCGAGTGTTTCGCCACCGGCTTTAAGGCTCCGTCGCAGGGTAAGAAGCGGAAAAAGAAGCAAAACAGCTGGCGCACGGTCTGATAGCGCCTGCCTTTTCTAGCACTGGGGAGTGTCCGCAAGGGGCCGTCCTCAGTGAGAAAGTTAGGTAACCAAAGCAAATATACTGGCGAGCCGCCAGCCCCGTCGCCGTACCGCAGGCACCAGAATTGGCGCGAACGCTTCGAAGCCTTGAGGGCGGATGGTTTGGATTCGGGGGAACCTCGTGGCATAGTGCAGCTGCCAGAGTCGGGCAGATGTCGGAATTGCGGCGCAAAAATAATAAACGATTCACCACCACAGGCTGTCAACGGAGGAGTACAAGCGGATGCTGTAGATCGTGAAAATCCACCCCACGATTGTGAAGACACGGAAGTTCGGTGACTTCGACATACTGTTCCAGTACGTCGATGAAGAACCGGCTCTGGTTATTCGCGCTCATCGCTTTCTGGCCGTGCGCCGACGTGCGTACGTGATCATGCAAGAAGCCGCGTGGAAATACGTTGATAACGTATCGGCTCCACACTCCGGTCACTCGCAGTACATGGTTGCAGCTGCTGCTCAGATCGAGCAGATGCTTTCACTTGGCGACGACATCAATACCCGGTTCCGAATCGCGGAAGCGATCATGGATTGCCTGGAAGATCTCATCAACATGAAGCCGATGAAAACCGACAAAGAAGTGTATGCGGATATTATCGGAACCATTACCATTGGTGACGAGAAGTTCGACGTGGATCTGTCCGCTGACGAAGGGCTGGTCAATAGCACTGACGGCATGCAAAAAGTTGATACGCCGCTTGAACTCGTTCGAGGAGATATGTAGATGGGATTCGAGGTAGGTGTAATCAAGGAACACGTTCCGTTCGAGTTGCGCGGTAACGCAGAGAGTCAACCGCAAAGAGAAAACGTACATCCGCTCGACACCGAAGAGGCACTTGCCAAAGAACGAAAGCTGAAAGAGTGGTGGCATGAAGCCAGGACATCTGCTTCAGACAACCGGTTTGAGCAGGCACTGGATGCGGATTTTTACGATGGTTTGCAATGGCGTGACGACGACGCCGAAGTTCTGCGTGAGCGCGGACAGGCACCTCTCGTCTTCAACCAGATTCAGCAGCACCTGCGCTGGATCATAGGAACTGAACGCAGGACTCGTGTCGATTTCAAGGTTCACGGTCGCGAGAAAGAAGACGAGAAACCAGCAAAGACCAAGACGGAACTGCTGAAGTACACCGACGACGTAAACCATTCGCCTTATCACAGGTCCATGGGTTTCCAGGACGCGATCAAGGTAGGTATTGGCTGGCTCGAATGTGGCATCAGATCGGACCCAACTGAGGAGCCGTTATTCGATCGCTACGAGTCCTGGCGGAATATCTGGAATGACCCGCTCGCGAAAGAGCCGGACAACAGTGACAGCAGGTTCTTGTTCCGCAGCAAGTGGGTGGATGAAGACATTGCCACGACGATGTTCCCCGACAGGAAGACGACCATCAGTGCGTCAAGCATTTCGCACCAGCTGTTCAGCTTCAGTGAAGACGACGATCTCGGCTTTACCGGTCTCTACCACGCGTTCACACCAGGATCGACGACCATCCAGTCTGGTCGTGCCATGTTTAGCGACAGTTTCCATATCGGTATCAGGCGCAAGCGCGTCAGGTTGATCGAGTGCTGGTACCGGGAGCCGGTCAAGGTCAGGATGCTGAAGACCAGGATCAGTCCGATCATGACGCCGATCATGCGTAATCAGTTGATGCGTATGAACGGTAACGAGGTTGGTCCGGCGATAGGTCCGCAGATACAAAGCCTTCTCGCTGACGGTCACGCCAGTATTTACGACGCCGTCAAGATGAAAGTCAGGGTGGCTATCTTCGCGAACAAAGGCCTGCTGCAGGACGTGGCTAGTCCGTACATTCACCAGAAGTTTCCGTTCACGCCGATCTGGGCGTTCAAGCGCGATCGCGACAACCAGCCGTATGGCGTGGTTCGCAACATGCGAGATCCGCAAGAGGACTTGAACAAGCGCAGATCCAAGGCGCTGCACATACTGTCCACTAACAGAGTCATTGCAGATGAAGACGCTGTCGAAGACTGGGATGAGGCAGAGGCGCAGGTCGCCAGACCGGACGGCATCATCAAGAAGGTTCGCGGAACGGAGTTCGAAATTCAGAACGACACTACGCTGGCTCGCGAGCATGTGAACCTCATGATTCAGGATCAACAGTTCCTGGAAAATTCGTCGGGAGTGACGGAAGAGAACCGTGGTGAGGTAACCAATGCCGCGTCGGGCACAGCCATCAACTTGCGTCAAACGCAAGGCTCTGTCGTCACTGCCGACCTTTTTGATAACCTGCGCTTTGCCATGCAGCTGCATGGCGAGAAGAAACTCAGCCTGATAGAGCAGTACTACACCGAACCAAAAATCATTCGCATCACTAACTCGAAGGGCAACTCCGACTTCAAAAATATCAACATGCCTGGGCAGGACGACGACGGTAACCTGCAGGTCGAGAACGACATCAGCAAGACCAAGGCTGATTTCATCGTCGATACCCAGGACTTCCGCGAGACAGTCCGTCTGGCGATGTTCGAGTCGCTTATGAACCTCATGGGGCAGTTGGAACCAGAGGTTCAGATGCAGTTGCTTGATATGGTCATCGATCTCGCCGACATTCCTGGCCGCGAAGAGATCGTGCGCAGGATTCGCGAGATCAATGGTCAGGTCGATCCAGAAGATCCGAATGCCGAGGCTATGCGCCAGCAGCGTGATGACCAGAAGGCAGAGGACCGCGATCGTGAGATCCGCGCCGAGGAAGCAGATATTGCCACCAAGGAAACGCGTGCCGCCAAGACCACGTCCGATGCCGCTGTCGCGGAATCCAATGCGATGGCGAAGGCCGCAGAAATCGCTGAAGTGCTTGCCGCCAATCCGCAGCTTGCCGCGGCAGTCGATGAACTTTTTGCCAGTTTCAAGGAGGAGAGCGGCAAAATAGATCCAAATGCAAGTGGATCTGTTGTACCGTTCAGCCCTGAACGTCCGCCAAGCGGTGGGCCAATTCCCCAATAACCCATGTAGTAGGTCGCAGGAGTGACACCATGACGAAACATGCAGCAACACAAGATGAAATGTCCGCAGCCGGTCTGTCTGAAGAAGAGATCGCGGCATTGGAGGAGAGTGAAGAATCTGGTGAATTAGTAGAGACCGACACCGACAATGGTGACGGTGCCACATCAGAATCTGACTCGGAGGTACTTCCCCAGGCAGCTGATGACGAGTCTGAGGGCACCGTCGCCTCCAAACAGGAAGACGACACAACGGACGACGCCACAAATTCCGGTGACAAGCCGGATGGCGGTGAAGAAGTTGCGGTGGTTTCGCCACGACAGGTGGACACGTTCAGGGCACAGCTTGCCGCGAGAGGTATCCCCGAAGATTACGAGGACCAACTCAAGGCGGCAAACGACGCTATTGAAGCACTCGACACGCAGCTGGCGGAAGGCGAGATCGATTACGCCGCGCACGCCAAGCAGAATCGTGCGCTAACAACTACCCTGGCTGACCTGACTGCGGTCAAGCGTGAGGCAGAGTTCGTTGCCGGTAACAACGAGGTGATTGCGGACCAGCACTGGGACTGGGAAGTGGAACGATTCGTTGAGGAGAACGATGAGTTCAAGAACCCCGTTGTGTACGGTGCGCTACGCGGCGCTCTCGAAGAACTGTATGCCGACCCGAATAATGCCGGTAACGCCTATCGCTGGTTCCTGCGTGAAGCCGGTAGTAATGTTAGGCAGGCTTTCAATATGGAAGCCAAACCAACACCGGCTGGTGCTGGCAGTGACTCCGACGAGGAAAGTCGCGCAGCAAAGATACAGCAAGAGCATAGCGACAAGCCGCAAGATCCGCCGCCAAAGACACTTGCTGGCTTGCCGCAAGCCAGTACCGAGGAAGAGTCCACCGACGAGTTTTCGCACATCGACAAGCTCGAAGGTATGGACCTCGAAGCGGCCTTGGCGAAGTTGCCGCAAGCGAAGGTTGATAAGTACCTGGACACAAGGAGCTATTAGCCTTGACGCTCTATCGGGACATCAAAAAGGGAGGGCGATTGGAGCTTGATCTCAAGACCAATCATAAGCTCAAACTTTCGAACGGAGATGACTCGAAAAAGGTCACTGTGAAGCTAATTTTTAAGCGTGGGAACAAGTATGCGCGTCTGGCGATCGAGGCACCGGAGGATGTGGGAGTTGAAGTCCTACCCCCAGATGGTGTTATGATCGCCGAGGCGGGTGCTTGATGCCCACTTCATTTGTTCGTCGCAAGAGTGACGGCTCCACAACCAAGTTGGAGGTTTAGTCACCATGGCACAAACAATTATAGGTCTTAACGACGCCAAAGCGGTCAAGCGGTTTTCCGCTTTCCTGGCCGTCGATACGGCTCGTGTATCGTATTTCAATAAGAAGTTCATGGGAGTCGGGCCTGAAAGTGGCATGCCGATTCAAATGCTTCCACAATTGGAGTCAGACGCGGGTGAACAAATCACCTTCGACCTGTCCATGCAGCTTCGTCAACAGCCCATCGAGGGTGATGACGTGCAGGAAGGCACCGAAGAGGATCTGAAATTCTACACCGACAACGTGTACATCGATCAGATGCGTGGTGGTGTCAACTCCGGTGGCCGGATGACTCGCAAGAGAACCATCCACGACCTTCGGCGCGTGGCTCGCTCACGGCAGGCAGAATGGTGGGGCCGCGTCTTCGACGAACTTTTCTTCATCTACCTGTCCGGTTCGCGTGGCGCGAACACTGAGTACATCTTCCCGACGACCTATACGGGATTCGCGAA